CAGCAAGCATATCATCCCAATGATACGCCTCTGACCTACGATTATCTACAGGAATAGGGGGCGCCGAATCTGTTCCTCCTGTAGTGCCTGTAGCAAATTCTCCAGGCCGACCAATAAAAAGATAATAATTGGTTGCGGCTGCCTCTGAAAAAGATTCTTTAAATTGTTCGGCATTATGAAATCTAAATTTTGATGTGATTATCGCTGCCATTGTAACTTCCTTTGTTTAAATCTTGTTAAAATATTTATAAGAGTTATACAACTCTATTATGCTGTTATTAGTCTAACATATGAGGGTGGGGGAACATTCCAAATCTTTCTTGATTCTTGAGGTATTGTGTACACCCCTTCCATTTCTATAGTTGAACCATCTTCCATTATAATTTCAGACAAATCCTCATGTTGATGTTCCATATTTGGTGTTCCACTTTCTCCAAGAACTCTACATCCTCTTACTATGTCAACTATTCTAATATCTCCAAATGAACCAATAGGCATATGAGAATTAGATTCATGAGTACCAATTTGGATAATAGTATAACCAAAAGCATTATCATAATTACCAACAAGTGAGCCCGCATCTACATTATCTGTTCTTGCTTCTGGTGACTTTCTCCTTGTCATATTAGGATATGCATATTCAAGACCCCCACCTAATCTTGTTGGAACAGAATCTCCTGTTATTGGTGGTGCTGCAAACATATACTTGATTGCATTTGATTGTCTTGGGCCAAGACCATATCGATTTTTCTGTAGACTTGCCCATCCACCATAGATTGGATATATACTTACATCTTTATAAGATTTTAATGTAACATCTCTTGTTGAAGTATCAAATGGAGATATTAATAATACACTTGCACTATTACCTAATACCGCTGGTGTTGCAAGACTATTTAAAACTGTAAATGTAAATGTATCATCAGTTACCGAAACTACCTCATGTACCCCATTATATCCAGTAGATGATACTCCTGAAATCTCTACTACTTCTCCTGCTTCAACTCCATGTGGCCCTGTGGTTTCAACCGTTGCAGTAGTAGAAGATCTAGTAATAGATTCTATGGAACTGGTCAATGGTGTCTTGTGACCTAGATGATAACCACGTTTAAGGGTAGAACCAGTTTTTTGATCAGTAGTACCTCGTATTACAGTTTCACCTAATATTGTTGTGCTATCATCTTGCGTTCCTAGTCTCCTACCAATGACAGTAGTAATAACAGCTTCAAATATACTTGCAAGTGTTGGGGTTGCAGAAGTGATACCTGAAACTGGTACGGTAAGTTTGACTTCAACTTTATTGGAAAGACTAACCTCACCAAACATTGCGAATCCAGCTGGGTGAACTGATTTCTTAATCTCACTTCTCCACGATGCAATAGCTGCACCCACCCGAACCACATAAGAGAAATCTTGATAATAGTATGAGTCCTGAATCTTCATTAAAGATTCACTAATCTTACCCTTATCATTATTGAATGCTCCAGCAGTAGTACCGACAACTCCAATTGTACCACTCAAAGTTGCTTGTGCAGTTTCTGCCACAAAGGCATAATTAGTTGAAACTCCCCTTGTAATTATTTCTCCCTTTATGAAAGTTCCTAATGTAGTCCTAACTGTAAGTAGTTGTCTGGTATTGTCCCAAGATGTTATCACACCAGTTGCACTTGAAGTCTGGCCACTTATGGGATCACCAACAGCAAAAGCTGAAGCAGTAGATATATCTGGTATAGGATTTGCAGCTGTATTTCTGGTAATAACTAATTTTACAGGGACGGTAACTGTTGGATTTCCTGTAAAACCAGTTCCAAATTTAGTAACCTCTACACCAGTAACCGAACCGATTCCAGAAGAAGACCATGCAAGACAAGTAGCATTAGAACCAAGAGTTGTTACAGAAGTAAGAGTTGCAACAGCACCACTAGAAGCACCAGTAATAATTTGTCCCTGTGCAAAACTTCCTGTGGTACTTGCAACACTTGCAATTCCAGCTCGTAAAGTAGCAATTATTCCTGTTACTGGTGTTCCTGCATTATTGGTAATAGTTTCTCCAGCAGTAAACTCACTAGTTGTTGTAAGAGCAGTTATGTTCCAATATAATCTAAATTCAGTAGGCACAACGGTTGGAATTACTTCATATCCAGAACCCTTACTGTTCATTATAATATTTACAATCTCATCTTTCTCAGCTGGTAAATTAAGGCCCCCATCAGAAGTTGTTGGATAATTTTCTGAATTATTTAGCCATGTCCCAGTTTCTATTTGCATCTGAGCTCCAGAATATGCATCTGTAGCTTCTGTAGCTGGGTCAAAAATAATATGGTTTGAAGTTGCCATACCATACTCACTAACAATATCAAAACCTGCACCAGTTGCACTTGCAAGAGCTGCACCTGAAACAATAATAGTTCCATTATTACTAGAACCGATTACAGTAATTTGTCTTATTGTTGTATTTGCTGGAAGGTTACTACCAGATATTTTTTGTCCTGTGCCTTCTTCTAGTTGTGTAAGTGTTCTAAATGTTCCACTAGCACCACCAGAAGTAGCTGCAGCTGATATTGTAATAGTTCCATTATCATGATTACCAACAGTATTAATAGAACTTATAGTTGCAGATGCTGGGATTCCTGTACCAATAATAGTAGCACCTACAATAAGATTTGTTGTAGTAATATTTGAAATAGATGTGGAAGATGTTGTTACCTTTCCTGTTACTTCAATCTGTGTTGCTGCATAAAGAGAAGTGGTAGTAATATTTGTAATAGTGTAAGAAGCACTAGTACAATTTCCTGTTACTATATGATCAGTAGTATCTCCTAATTCTGGTGCAATAGCCCCACCAATATTAGTAACCATTGCTGATGCTCCAGTACCTTCTGTATTGAGATTATTAAAATATAAGTTATCACCTATTGTATATCCTGTGCCTGGATTATCTATAATTACTTGATCTACTTCACCAGAACCAACATCTACAATACTGATTAAAGAATCCTTACCAGATGAACTTGTAACTGTAACAGTATCAGCAGTAGTATATCCAGAAGAACCATCCGTTACAGATGCTTCCACAAGAATAGATTGAATAGTTGCAGTAACCGCTATGTCAGCATTTGTATTATCTGTTCCTGAAATTTCTGCTCCTGTAACAAACGTACCATCTATAGAATCAAGGTTCAACAATAATTGGTAAACTGTTACCTCCCCCTCTTGCAATTGTAAGGTTGATTCAACACTTGCAGTAGCTGTTGTTGCATCTAGGCTGGGGTCAGTTGTTTGTGTTATAATTTGACCAACTAAATTGTTTGGGGAATTTGCTGTTGCAACAACTCTGATAACAGTATCACTTGTCCAATCACCAGCTGAAATTTTAAGAAGGTTGTCTGTAGGATAAAAAAGTTCTGGTGTTTCTCCAAACATTAATCTGAAAAATATTTCATGACCCTTCTTTGAACCTTTTGCTCGGTACAAGTCACGAATACTCTTTACTAATTTTCGTTTGGAAATTCCTGGCGCCAAAGTATTGGGAACAGAAGTAAGATAAGTATTTCGGAATTGGTCAAAGAAATCAGTAATGGTTTTATCAATATCAACATACTCTAATAGTTGTTGAATATTCTGTACTGGATTTCCTTGATATTTGGAAATGGTAGCCTTTGCTGTTGAAGTACTACCAACAATTACTTCACCTACTTGTAGATGTCTATTTGTTTCTATATAAAGAAAACCACTTGCATTATTCTCTGCAAGAATCTCAGAAACAGCTCCAGAGGTTTGACCAGTAACATTCTCCCCCTTTATAAATTCACCATACTGAGAATCTTCATAAACAAACTTAGTTCCATCCTCATTGAGCATGAAATTATCTGTCAGTTTATTTTCTAAAAGTACTTGGTCTGAGAGTTGAACATTAGTGAGGGTAATCTTTGAGGCCTCCATGAACTGATAATACAGTCTTAGGAAGTCCACAAAGACAGGATGATCTGCCTTTACGAATTCAGGAAATTTATCTTCTATAAAAGATGAAATTTTTTCATCTAAAAACGTGGTCGCCATATTACGATGTAGTGTAATTACTTCCTACAGAAGCAGTTGAACTAGATGTGGTATATCCTACTCCAGCTGTTGCACTACCAGTTGCAAACTCATCAATCTCAGCGGTTACTGTTGAGTTCACTATATCAATTTCAACAACTTGATTCCTTACAGGAACAACATCATTGGAGTCTGGTTTAATGGTAACATCAACTGTACTATTGGTATTGGTAGTAGAGGTAATATTAAATGAAGTCAATACCACTTCTCCTGTAGTATAATTAATGGTTCCAGCAGTTGCATTAGTAACAGTTTTAGTAGTACCTCCCAAAAGATAAAAGGTTCTAACATTTCCACTGCCATCATCATCGATAAACTGTTCATTGATATTTCCAGACAAATAAAATCCAGTAGATTCTAAAACTGTTTGGGCCCAAGCTAAGGTGGGATGATATGCTGCATTATTATAACTAATAGTATATTTGGTAACAGCAGAGAGAGTTGGAGTAATAATCCTTTTCAGTTTCATTGTTGAAGTACTAGATAAAATAGAAGAATCAGTATCATCAACATCTTTCAAAAATTTAGAATGTCTGAATACACTATCGAATTTCTGTAAATTATTTGTGTTGAATGAACTTACTGTTGTTTCTATCAAAGCCTTAATATCTGATTTGGTTTTTTCTGTCAAGGTAGAGTTATACTTTACGGTTACTCCTAAAACTAAATACAAAATTTCAGGGTCTACTATTACTGGAACTATAGATGCTACATTATAATTTTTCAAACTATTAATAATTGAATTTTTGGTTGTGGTAGTTAAGGTTGTTCCAGAATTTGGATTGATAGCAATGTATACCCTTCCATAAATTGGTGGATCATTATCTTCCCCACCCCAACATTGAATAGACTTGATGTTGGAATATACTGAAGGAACAATTGCTTTGTAATCATCTGGTGTCACAGCTCTACCCTGTGCCGCATACTTCAATGGTGCATTAAACTTAATAGAGTCAACACTTTCTGAATCACCCCCACCAGAAGAACTGGCTGATGCTAATGCAGTAACATTAGAATAACCGCCAACTGTTGAAGATGGAGTAAATGCACTTGCTCCATCAGCAGTACTTCCATTAGTTACAACATAATCTAGAATAATAATATTACCATCAATAGGTTTTTTACCTATAACACCATCACCGAAATATACCTCATATTTTCCTTCTTCTATTTCTTGTAAAAAGTAGTTTTGGGAAGTTGAACTTAATGTTGTATAGTCTGTATTCAAAGTATAAACTTCTGTAGTAACATCACTTGATGATGCTTGTACAGATACAATAATAGTACTAGTATCTACAGTTGCAGATGGTATCACAAATTGTTGTTCTAAGTCTGAAGAATTTACAGTATATGTATATCTAACTCTTGTTCCCTCATAAATTGAAATCTCACTAAACACACAAGAGCCGGCAGGATTAGTTGTAGTATGATCCCCAATAGTTACAAATTGATAACTTGTATCATTAACTGAAGTAGTAAAGATTGTTCCTGCATCCATGACTAAAGTTGACTGTGTAGTTGGAACACCAGAAACAGTAACATCAACAATTGCAGTTGATGCTTTTGCTGAAGAGGGTAAATAACCTAATGACTTTGCATGAGAAACGGCACTCGCTCTAGTCAATGCAGTATCTATGAACATTTCATTCGCAAGCATATTTGCATGAAATGCTAAGTAGTGAGTATTGTATGCCAAGAGATCCATTAGAACCGACATACCAGACCCTTCAAAATTATAGTCTGTGAATTCTGTTTGTTGTGAAAGAAATGATTTAAAATTATCCTTAACTGTATCAAAGTCTAAATCAGTAATCTCTATTCTTCCTTTTGAATTTGTAGCCATGTTATCGTACCGTTTCTAAAATTGTTTGAAATGTTTGGAGTTCAGCTGGCATATTTTCAACATAAAAATAAATACTAACACTATACTTATTTTCATCTACTATGGGAGAACATTCAACATTTTCTACCCTTACTCTAGGTTCAAAGTTACCAAGCATTTCTTCTATTGTTCTTGCTATCTGATTTCCAGTTACAGGATTTAAATTCTCAAAAAGTAAATGTGGAATATTAGATCCAATCTCTGGATGGAAAGGTCTATCATAATGATTTGTAAGTAATAGATTACGAACAGACCTTTTAATAGCAATTACATCAGTAACCGTAGCTACATCTCCTGTAACTGGATTTGCAGAAAAGTTCAAGTTTAAATCTTTGTAGATTCGACTTGACCTTTTCTCATTCTGTCTTGATGCATCCCATGCCATTATGGTGTTATTCCGCTAGTTGTGGTAGTAGAAGTAGTATTTAATTCCTGCGACTCCT